AATGCTTGACATACCATGAACAATATGGTATAATATATTAAGTATATAATATTAACCTAACTTCACCATACAGGAGAATGAATGTTAGAACCAGAAGTAGAACAATACTACAACACTTATTTTGAATTGTTTATGCAGGACGGTTGGCAACAGTTTATGTCTGATGTTCAACAAGCCGTAGATACAATTCAGATACTTGCACTCCAAGATGCTAAAGAGCTACACCTAGCACAAGGCCAACTGCAAGTATTTCAAAGACTCCTTACATGGCAGGACTCCATAACTAATACTTATGAAGCTGCTTTAGAGGAAGCAAATTACACAGAGGAGTCAGATGCGTAGGCTATTTGACTTCAAGTGTATAAACAACCACGTAACAGAACATTTCACTGAATCCGACCAAAGACAAGTGTTATGTTCTGAATGTGGTCACACAGCAACGCGGATAATTTCTGGTACTTCTTTTAAGTTAGACCAAACCTTTGCAGGTGAGTCTATCAAATGGGCAAGAAGACACGAGAAAGCCGCTAAACAATAATTCCACAATACTTTTATAAGTACGGAGAAATCATTAAATGGCTAAGGTAATAGACCCCCTTGATAACCAAGAACTAAATTTACAAGAAGACGAAGAACTTGTCAACCTTTTCGGTGAACAAGAACCACAAAAAGAAGAAGAACCACAAGAAGCTGCTCAAGTAGAGACAACAGCTACACAAGAACCTGAAAGTACTGTCCCTGATAAATATCAAGGTAAGTCCATTGAGGAGATTGTGCAGATGCACCAAGAGGCTGAAAAGCTGGTTGGTCGTCAGAGTTCTGAAGTTGGTGAGCTTCGTAAAATTGTAGATGACTTTATCAAGACAAAGGCAGAAGAAACCAAGCAAGAAATAAGTCCCAACAACTCAATGGACGATGAAGTAGATTTCTTTGACAATCCAAAGGAAGCTGTCGCTAGAGCAGTTGCTGGTAGTACTGAGATGAAACAGATGCAAGAGCTACTTGCTGCACAAAAACAGCAGGAAGTCTTAAGCAAAATTTCAGCTAAACACCCTGACTACATGGAGGTCATTCAAGACCCTGCATTTGGTGAATGGGTTAAAAGTTCTACCGTACGTGTTGAGCTATTACAACGTGCTGACAATTATGATTTTAATGCAGCAGACGAACTACTAACAGTTTGGTCTGAACGCAAAGAGGTTGTAGAAAAAGCTAAGGAAGTAAATGAGCAAGACCGTAAGCAACAGCGTAAGGCTGCAACAACTGGAGGTAAAGGTTCAGGAGAACCAATCTCTCGAAAAATCTATAAACGTTCGGACATAGTCCAACTAATGATAAGTGACCCAGAACGCTATAAAGCTAATGTCGATGAATTTGACAGAGCTTATAGAGAAGGTCGCGTTAAATAATCTTAACTTATAAAGGTATATAAAAATGGCAGGTTTAGGTAATTCAAATCACGTCACACCAACCAATGTGGACGCTTTTGTCCCAGAGATTTGGTCAGACGAAATCGCAGCAGCTTACAAGTCTAATCTTGTAATTGCTAACTTAGTAAAGAAAATGAGTCATGTTGGCAAGAAAGGTGATACACTTCACATTCCTAAGCCAGTACGTGGTTCAGCTACTGCTAAGGCAGAAAACACTCAAGTAAACCTAATCGTTGGTGCTGATACAGACTTCACAGTTTCTATCGACAAGCACTACGAGTACTCACGTTTAATTGAGGACATCACTGACGTTCAAGCTCTACCATCACTACGTTCTTTCTACACAGAAGACGCTGGTTATGCTCTAGCTCGTCAGATTGATTCTGACTTAGGTAATCTAGGTAACTCACTATCTGGTCGTTACTACATGGACGCTGGTAGTTCAGGTGCGTTGACAGCTTATGCTGCTGACACTGTACTAGCTGCTGACGTATTTACTGACCTTGGTTTCCGTCAAGCTATTCAAGAACTTGATGACGCTGACGTACCTATGGACAATCGTTTCATGGTTGTTCCTCCTTCAGTTAAGAAGGACATTCTAGGTATTGACCGCTTCAATAGCTCTGACTTCGTTAATGGCCGTCCAGTAGAGAATGGTTTAATTGGCGAAATCTACGGTGTTAAAATCTATGTATCTACTAACCTACCTGAAGTCGAAAGTGCTGCTCAAAACAGTGCTAACGGTCGTGTAGTTGGTGGTATTCTAGGTCATCGTGATGCGTTCATCCTTGCAGAGCAAATGGGTGTACGTGTTCAGACACAATACAAGCAAGAGTTCTTAGGTGACTTGATGACTGCTGATACAATCTATGGAGTTGCAGAACTTCGTGATGGTGCAGCTTTACAACTAGTCTTCGCTTCTGACGCTACTCCAGCAACAGCAGCACCGTAATAGTACTTTAGTATATAGGAGGTGGGTAACTGCCTCCTTTTTATTAACTTATGAG